TAAAGTCCTTAGGTTTTTCTCCTTCTTCAGCCTTCTTGAACGGCTCATCGCCCCACGGTACAGGCTGCAGTCCCATTTCTTCCCTAACCTCGTTTATTGTCAAAACGCCACGGTCTAAATACTGAGTGTTTCTCGTAGTCTCCAGCATCATGTTCTTAGGTATAACGCTGTCATAGAAAAACACCTTGTCTTTGATTCCGTTATCTCTGAGAAGAGCTTTTGTAAGAGTCTCAGCTATCATCACGAGCTTCGGAGTAATAACGTCTTTTGCGTATGTGTAATCAAGCTGTTCAGCGCTAGCTCTGTTAACATCCTCTACTATGCCGAGCTTCGCAAGAGGAAGTCCATATATAGCTGCTATTTCCTGCCTGTTGTACTGCTTAAGCTCAAGGAGCTGCATATCCTTCATAGGCATTGTTATAGGCTTGAACTCCAACTTGTTCTCGAACAGCATAACCTTGTGCGCGTTAGATACACCGCGGTATTTCTCGTCTATCTCCGCTTTCAACCTCTTGAATTGAGCATCTGACAATGTTCTTTCAGATTGTATTACAGCAGAAGGAACGGCTGAGTTCCTGAAGAAATTCTTTTGCCATTTCTCAACGTAGTACGCCGTGTCAGTTGCATCTGCAATAGCAGATATTGGAGAAAGGCCTCTGAAAACGTTGCTTGGGTTAGGGTACTTTATTTGAATAATGTCAGAATACTTGTATTCTGTTTCGTAAGACTGGCCAGCCTTGTAAGACCTGTATATCCATTTGCTAGGCCAACCGCCCTCGAGTTTCAATTCCAAACTCAAAGGATTCAGAGGATACAGTCCAACTGTTCTTCCAAACATATCGTTTATCCTCAACATCGTTGCCTCTCCTGTAAGCTCAAGAAACTGTCCTATCAGGAAGAACATCTCTGTTCTTGACATATAAGGGTTAGGACTGTTTATAACATCGAGAACTGGATCGCTCGTAATCTCGTCCCACGAGCCATCTGGCTGTATCTTATAAAGCCTGAGATTAGCAGAAATAATACTTGCCGATATGAATTTTACGCAAGCATATACCCAAGACACTTTTTCATTAGCTCTCAATGGCCTTCTGGCAAACTCTTCATCTGATGTTATCGAGTCATAAAGCGGCTGCCAACCCTGCATTGAGAAACTCTTTCGCAGTCCTGTAAACATCTTCTGAAATATGTTCATACTCAGCTCCTACAAGAGACGAACAGAAGGATTACCTTCAGAGGAGTTGCCCCACGCCGCCAAAGCCAATGCTATAACGCAGTCGTCGTGCTTTCCTGCTGGCGCGTTCATCTTCAGCTTACCTGTCGGGCTTAAGTCGTACTGATAGAGCTTAAGCTCGTTTAACAATTCAGGAATGTTTGGATATGTAATATCGTGTTGTTCTATCCTCATAGCCAAGTTGTTTATTATGTTGGTCTTCGATGACGAGGTGAACTTCACGCCCTCTACCCATATCTCCCTAGACAGGTCTTCAAATATAGGGTCTCCTACACCAGTCGAGTCAATTACTACCTTCGCAGCCATGCTTCTGGCGGCCTCTATGATTCTTCGTTTCTGCAAAGCCCAATCAATCTGATTGAACCTGTCGAAATACACAACCTTTCCAGAATCGTCAACACCGACAAGCACTGTGAAGTCTTCGTACTTAGCAAGGTCAACCCCAAGTGTTACTAGTCCTTCTGCCGTCGTTGGAATCGAATACGGTCTGATGTTTTCATCGACGTATCTGAAGACACCACCAGTATCATCAAGAAACTCCGCTAGAATTTCCTGACGGAATACTCTTTCTGGTAGTGTCATTCTTAAAGCTTCGATTTCGGCTGGGTCTATGTAAGGATTCTCGTATGTTGACATCTGCCAAGATTCAAAGTCTTCCTGATCTCTGTCTTGACCGTTTATCCACAATCGATAGAACCAATTCTTTCCCTTTGGAGTTCCTATCGCTAGCAGTCTTCCTTTTCTATCTGAAAGAGCTGGACGAAGAGCCTCCCACCACGCTTCCTCTGACATGAAAGCCGCCTCGTCTATCGTTACCCAACCTAAACCCTCTCCACGCAAGTTGTCTGGACGCTCTGCAGATCTAAACTCTATCTTTGCGTTGTTGTGCAGAACGATTTTGAGGCTCGCGCTATTGGCATTCTTTATGAGATCAGGAAAGCTGTTCTTTATCATCTTGAATCCTATTGCAGCTTGCGAGTACACAGGAGCTACCCACCAAGTGGTTTCCCTCGGGTTCTCGTATGCAAACTTAGTGGTCTCGTTCGCTGCCATCAAAGATTTTCCGAACCTTCTTCCGCAAGCGACTATCCTGAATCTCTTCTTTGACTTATGAATCTTCCATTGAGCTGGGTGAGGCTCGTATAACTTTATGCGCTCTTTTTCAATGTTCTTGGTTACGGCGCCCTTCGGTCTTCCACCTTTATTCTTTCGGGGCTTTGCCTGCGAACTCTGCGACGTATTTGACATTCTTTCTCTCCTGTATATCGAGTCTTTCCTTTCTTGCATAGTCGTTCGGGTATCGTCTTTCCAAGAACCATGCTGCAGCTTGCCACACGCCGTCTTGCGCTGCCTTCTGGATAATAGCTACGTTCCTTGCAATAGCTTCTCCTTCGGCCTTCATTATTTTGTCGTACAGTCTTCTCTCTATTGTTTCCTCTGGTGCGTTCTGTCCAAGCTCGAGCCAACGGTAGTATGTTGAAGGCGAGAGGCCCAATGCCCTTGCTGTATGCTCTCTAGTCATTCCAGCCCTAGCCATGTTTTCCGCTTCTATTATCGTCTGTTCGTGGAGTTTATATGTCCTCTTTATCTTGCGCCCCATATAATCACCTCTTAACTGCCGTTTTTCCTGTGAACTCCTCCCACCGCTTGATGATTACGTCACAATACTTTTCGCTGATTTCCATCATCATGCAGTCTCTCTTTAGCTGTTCACACGCTATAAGCGTAGAACCGGAGCCTCCGAAAAGGTCAAGCACGCTGTCACCAAAACTTGAACTGTTTGCTATCCCTATTGCACACAGCTCAATCGGCTTCATAGTAGGGTGAAGCTCTGATCTCATAGGTCGATCTACTTCCCAAACCTCTGTCTTGTTTCTTCCCGCAACAAAGCTAGATTTGTTCTTCCAGCCATAGAAGCAAGGCTCATACATTCTCTGGTAGTTTCCTCTTGACATTACGAATGCGTGCTTCTTCCACACAATTGTTGCAGACCAATGAATGCCAGCATCTATGAAGGCAAGTCTTTGTCTCATACCATCCGGCCCGGGAGCACCCCACACGTACATATCTCCAGAACAGAACTCAATCATTATCTCCGCCAACGTCAAGTTGAATTTTCTCCATTCTTCTGGAGACATCTCATCGTTTATGATTGATTCGTGCTTTCCTGACTGGTGCGAAGTATATTTCTTGTTTTTCGTGTTTACGTATCCAACGTTGTAAGGAGGGTCGGTGAAAATCATGTTTGCCTTTCTCCCGTCAAGCAGCGTTCTCACATCTTCATTGCTTGTTCCGTCTCCACACATGAGCCTATGATTGCCGAGAATATAAACGTCTCCCCTTACAGTCTTTGGCTTGTCTATCTTCTTCTCTGCCTCGTCAACATCAAAGCCGTCATCTGATGCGTCAGCGGCATAGTCAACAAAACTCTTTATCTCGTCGAGCGAGAACCCTGTTATTTCTATATCAAACGCTCCTGTATCCAATTCGACCAATAGCTCCTTGAGCTTTGGAAAATCCCACTCGCCACTTATCTTGTTCAGCGCTACATTAAGTGCTTTCTCTCTGTCGTCGTCGAGGTCTTCCTCTACCATTTCGTACTTAATGTCCCATCTTTCGGGATCTTCTCTTGCAAGCTCCCTTAGAACTGTCAAACGCTGATTTCCGCCTATAACGAACATATTTCTCTTGTTGTATATTATCGGGTCAACATATCCAAACTCTGAAAGGCTTCTCTTGAGCTTTTCTTTTTCTTCTTTGCTTATCTTGCGAGGGTTATACGGAGCTAACTTAATCTCCGAAAGTTTCTTTTGGA